GATCTACGCCCGGATGGGTGGCAAGACCGCGTGCGACGTCAAGGCCGCGCGCCGTGATGCGCAGCACGGTAATGGGCAGCCCCTCCACACGTTCAATCAAGGCAAGCCCCTGCTCGTCCAGCCATGCCGCATCGGCTTCGACCACATCGCGGGACACGCCGTGCCCGATCTGAGCCAAGGCCGACTGCAGCACGCTCGTATTATGGCTATAATCCGCATCTTCAACCAAAAAGCGCAGTATTGCCAGGCGGCGGTTTTTGACAATGACATTTCCGGTGGCGCTCATCTTCCCTCCAGGCGGTCTCGGATTAACAGTTCCGTTTGATTTTCCATGCGGCCCATAATGTCGCGCAGGCCGCGCAGCTCTTCATTGGTGCGGCTTTGCTCGCCCTGAATGTTGACCAGCTTGAGATCCAGCACGTGGATAGCGTCTTTGCCGGGCATTGCATTAACCTTGTCAGCCAGAACTTCGAGGGCCGCATCGTGATCAGCCAGGCGTTCCTTTGTGACTGCTTTGTGCTGCTCTTCAGCAGTGAGGTGCGCCGAAAAATCTTCATGCGTCACAAATTTTTTGCGCAGGGTCCAGCCGATCCAGAACAGCAAACCATTGGTAGCCAGAGCCAACAGCCAGCCCCAGGTGCGCACAAGCTCATGATCAATAACCACTGTCAGCTCCTTTGCCGACCTGCGCATCGTAGCAGTTGAGGGCGTCATTGAGGCCGTTGACATAGCGTCGCTGCCGCGCGTCGCGGATGAGCATGGCCTCCACATTAACCGGATGGTCAAGGGGCAGGTCGCCGCGCAACTTAGACAAAACGGGGGCAACGGGCCGGGCGCAACTGGTCACGGCAACAATTACCGGGGGCGGTGCGGGCTGATCCTGCCTGGCGGCGCAGCCGCTACCAAGGGCGGTTAAGCATATCAACAGCGCGAGTACGGGTCGCATCGTCAACTCCTTGCCGGGCTTGCTCGGGCGGTATGGGTTGGGGGTTGGCCGTGGCCATGATGTCAGCGATGCTATCGCGGTCTGCCTGGGCCTGTGCCTCGCGTTTGAGACAAGCGTCCGCAAGCTCGGCCTGCGCTGTGACAGCACGGCCCTTGGCTTCTGCTGTTTTTTTCCAGCCAGCGGCGTCATCACGGGCGTCGGATAGGTCTTTTTTCAGAACCGTTATTTGCCCCTTGGCGACATCAATTTCTGATTTTTGCCACACGATGGCTCCGAACAAAAAAATACCAAGGAGAAACAACACTATATATGTGGCTTTTCCCATTACAGTTCACCTCCCGCCGCCAAAACAGCCAGCGCCGGGCGATAGCGCTCACGCTTTTCACCCATAATACCCCGCACGTAATCGCGGTTTATCGTGAAGGGGCTTCTGTCCGCATACTGTTTGCCCAGGCCGCTTTTGGACTTGCGGCTGTGCGTCTCCACATGGCCGAACCAGCGGTTCTGATCGCAGCCCTTGACCTGGCGGCAATAAGCCCTGTCTTGCAGTACGCCGCCGAGCCCGCCGTTATAGGCCGACACCATCATGGCTGCGCGGTCTTCATCGCTGGCGGCCCCGCCGATGGCGTTCCAGTTGGCGCGGTTTTTAAGGATAAGCGCGCGCAGTTGGAGGCGCGGGTCATACCTGTCTTCCCACTTCCATGCTTTTAGAGACGGATGGTACGCTTTGATATCTTTGAAATTATTGAAGCGCTCTCGCCCCTGCGCATCATAGGCAATGGTAATCTGGCCGAGTCCGAAGCCGTATTCACGGCTGGTTTTCAGCTCAGTGCGAGGGTTCCAGCAGCGCTTGCTAGTCAAGCCGTAGCAGGTTTCCGCCTCCACTTGCCCTGCATAAATCGCCGGGTCGTAAAAATCGGGACTGTACGCCTGGTGCTCTACCCAGAGCATGGGCAGATAGAGGATGGCCAGCACAGGCAAGGCCAGATCGCGCAATACAAAGCGGCGCATGACTACTTGCCCCAGATGACCAGCAGGGCAAGCATACCCAGCAGAAGAATGGAATAGGCCAAGACAATAAGGGCTGCGGCCACGTTGCCTTCATCCAGTGCCGATCTGGCATATCTGCTGATGCGCAGGTACGGCATCAGAATTTGGACCAGGGCGAGAGCCGCACCAGCCATGCCGATGACATAGCACATGTAACTGGCCAGCCCCATGGTCGCGATGGGGTCGACCAACCAGCCGACGCCAAAGCAGACGCACATCAGCAGCAGGACGCGGAAATCATAGAAAGGACGCAGGGTCTGAAAGATTTTGTAGAGCAGGGAAGCTTCGGTGAGCTTGGGCATGTTGACCTCCGTTTTGTATGCCGGAGGCGGACAGCCCGCCACCGGCAGCGCTTACCCTGCCTGGGTGGTTTTGCAGTGGCAGATGGCGGATGCGCATAGGGCCACCTTAGGTGGCCCATACAACGGAGTCTTTTAACGGAGGTGAAAATGAATTCAATTCATAGTGATTATTTTTTCCAGCATTTGAGGGTAATTTTGTCATTAAAGTCATTCTTGCTGCATGGATGTGCTGTCATCTTCGTTAAGTTGCCAGAGAGCATTTCCCATACATAATCTCCAGTGGTTTTGATGGTCTCAGGTGATGGAGGTGAAAGTGAATTGGCAATTCGTAATATTTCCTGCCCAGCTAATGATATCGGATACCCTGGCGGCGTCATGATGTTTTTATGGTCTGCCGCAAAATGAAAAAATAAAAAAAATCCGCAGCATTCGAATCCTTCCCCGCAAGGATCTGTTGTTTCAATTAGTGACGAAACTAAAGAATCTTTCCAACCGAGCAGCCCGAGATTCTGCAAACGGAGAATAGCGGCAATATTTTTAGATACAGTACGCTTGTAGAGTTGGGCAGGGATTATATGGTTAATTTTTAATTTAGCAATATCGCTAAATGATTCTGCATCGTTAGCTGAAATATTTTTAAGTACATCTAAGGTGTTGAGTGAAACTGATTGCGGGGCTTTTACTTCTTCTGCAAGAATGCGCCCCCAAAGGTTCTGCAACTCCTGGTCCCCAATGACTTGAGCCTCGCGCCGCCATCGAGCGAACCAATCAGGGGAAACAGGATCATCTGAAACTTCTTCTTCTGGCGTTTTTGCCAATATGTTTACCGCAATGCCAAGATTTGCATTCAGATTGTTGCGTTCTTGCCTTTGTCCTTCCAACATCGGCAGGTATTCGAGCGGCACATTGGTGGGCATATCCGGTAAGGCCAGCGTGGGATGGAGAGTTGTGCCATCGAAGCGGGCTTCTCCTGCTGCAACAGCTTTCGCGTCCTTTTCAGCTTGGGCCGCCATTAAGGCATCTCTGTATTCCTTCTTACGGAATTGGCTTCCAAAGATAAGACTGCCAAGCTTCCCCAACCCCTTGCAAGTATTATCAACCAATAAAGCGCAGACATCGGTGAGGGTTTTCTCAGGAATTTCCATCAGGTTTTCAGCTCCTTGGGATTAAAAAAAATAACCCCGCAGTATGAAATTTTTATTTCCCTTTGCACAACGCCTGGCAATAACTTTTGGCGATCTCCAGAGTACCATTTGGCAAAATTTCATAGAAGCAGTTGGCACCAGCTGGAAGCTTGATCTGCGGCACAGGCTGCGCGATTCGCACTTGCAGCATGACGCCGTCATCGCTGGTGGGAGTGGAGAGTATTGACCAGTCCCCCAGGGCTTGCGGGTGAGTGGCAAAGCCTGGGCACATGGAAGCAAGGCTGGGAGCGACCTTTTGGACGCGCTCAACGTGGGCAGGTTTGAGGGAAGAAGGAATGGCAACGGGCTGGCCCAAGATGTTCACGGTCAGAACTTCTGCTGGAGCCGTTTGCTCTGCAGCAGGTTGATCTTTTGGCATCTCGTTCCACGTTGCAGCCAGCGCCAGACACGGCATGAAAACAAGCAGCGCGGCTAAAAAAATCAGACGGTTCACAACTCCTCCTTATGCTTCGCGGCACCACCAGAGCACGCGTCCAATAACGCGCAATGAGTCCCGGACTACCTCATCTGTCATGTCCAGCTCCTGCGGGGCGTAGGCATCCCGGTTGTCTGACACCAGCACTATTTTCCCTGGGCGCTTATCTAGGCGCTTGATCAGCACGCTGTCATCAACGCCCACAGCGTAAATGCCGCCGGACACAACGTCAGTCTGCGCGGTGTTGACCAGAGCAAGGTCGCCGTTTTCAAGGGTCGGGCGCATGCTATCACCTGTGACTGACATCAGCACCATCCGGGACGGGCAGCCTTTTCTTCGCAGCCAGTCCGAGCGAAAGCCAAAGTACCCTTTAATATTGCCCGACACCTCAAGGCTGCCAGTGCCAGCAGAGAGCCGCGCCTCAACTTTGGGGACATAGATCGTCTGCACGCCATCTGGCGCAATGGCTGACACGTCAGCCGCATCCGGGTCAGGTATCCCCGCAATACAGGCCGCTTTGCCCACCAAGTCAATGACTGACGTGTCAGCCATTTTTTCATCAGTATATATTGGGCCAACACCTTGGAATAACCACATCGGGTTAATCCCGTACACGGCACAAATGCTCTTGCGGACTTCAGCCTTGGGCATACGGCCTGCCAGATAATTGCTCAGGGCGCGCGTTGTGACGCCGACTTTTTCAGCAAAGTCCGCCGGGGTATCCGCCCCCATGACAATCCTAATTCTATCTCCAATTTTCCTAGTATGTTCCATTTTGTTCGCTTATTTTTCGAGCAAAGTCTTGACTTGTTCTAAATTTGTTCCTATTGTTCGGACATAGAACGACAACAAACGACGACTGAGCAAAACTTACTAGAATTGGAACAAAGGCACAAGGCCTAAGAACGAAGGAGGCAAAAATGGTCACCATGGGGCGCAAAACCCGAACAATAGAAGAGGTTAGCGCCGATTTCACCCGCCGTGGGCTTTCGGTCGCGGATTGGGCTCGACGGCATGGAGTGAGCCCCAAAGCGGTATACGACATTATGCAGGGCCGACGGATGGGAAAGCGAGGCGAAGCACACCGCGCGGCCGTGCTGCTGGGAATTAAGGATGGGGAAATAGACTGCACGGAAGGCGTGGTTTAGGAACAATTAGGAACAAATTTTGCGGGCATTTCCCGCATGGCTACCGCGCCCGTGTAGAAGCCGCCATCGCCATCCCCGGCGGCCAAAAGCATAACGGCGAATACAGGCTCCATCCTGGCCTGGACGCAACCCGGCGCGGCACAAGCCGGGATAAAAAAACAAAACGCGCGGAGCCACCGACATGACCCCGCGCAACGCAAAAGGAGACCCCAAATGCGCAGACAGCACAGTATCAGCGCGGCACGTGATCCGCAATACACATCCCCCCTGGCCATAGACCTTGAAGGACTGTCGCACGAGCTGATGGGCATGTCCGAATCCGTCACCGTGGAACAATGGGCGCGGTTGCGGCTTATCATCATGCAAATGCGGGCATTGGCTGGTCAGGTTGACGGGCTTGTGATTCCGGAGGGGGTGTAGGATGGAAAAATTTCTTGCTCTCCGCGTAAACGGTTCTATCGCAGACTTGGATTGGCTGGATGCAGAGGAAGTCAACGCCTTAACCTGGCTTCGAGCCGCTGAGATAGCTGCATTGCAACAGGACGATGATGAAGACCCTGACATCACGCCCACTATCAAAATTGCCCTTCGTAATGTTGAGACGGGCGAAACCCGGCTCTATGTGGTGGAAGTGTCACTCTGCTATGACGCACGTCGGATCCCCACCACATCCCTGCGACAGGGGGAGGTTTAATCAATGCGCCTGTGTAACCCCGATTGCCTCATTGATTGGCGTGCTGTTGAGCCCCCCAAATTCAAAAAAGACTACGAGGGCAAGCTGCTGCGGGTACCTAATTTTACCAGATATCGCCCTGACGGGGCAGATTTGCCGCCGGACGGAGCGGTGGTGCGCATCGAGCGCCGCTACAACAACGGATCGCAATTTGAGATGCAGGTCAGTTGGCGCTGCCCGGCCTGCGATCATCCGCACACCGGATATGTGCCGGAAGCCTGGATTGCCGAGGACAAGGCCCAGTTTGTGGAGCCCATCGGCCTCGCAGACGCAACCTGCGCCATCGGCGATCATCCCTCAGTGCTGTATCTGGCAACATCGTACAGCCATCCCGATGCGGCCAAACGTGCGGCGCGAGCAAATCTGGCATCACAGTGCGCAGCCTGGCTTATGCGTAAGGGCTGGTGCGTCATATCACCGCTGAGCATGGGCCATGCCATCGCCGCAGAGGGGGCCGCTTTGCCCTCAGATTTTGCGGCATACAAAGAAGTGTGCCTGCGCATGCTGGAAGCCAGCGATGCTCTGGTTGTGCTGTTGCTTGAAGGGGTGCGCGAGAGTGTGGGCGTAGCCGCAGAGATTGACCATGCCCGCAAGCTGGGCATCCCGCTCAATCAGATCAAGCTGCCGGGAACGGACACTGGGGATACACAATTTGAATTGGTCCATAACCCAAGGTGGTGGCGCTGATGGCCAGGCAGGACAACAAAGACAACGCTGCCATGCGGGCGCTGCGTATAGCCGAGCTGCTGTTCGGTCGCATTCTGGATGGCTACAGCAACAAGGAAATTGCTGACACGCTGGGCTACAGCGCCTGCAATGTCAGCCGAGACCTCGAGTTGTTGCGTCAGAGCGGATGGGCTGAAAAATTGGACACGGGGCGCTGGGCGCTGACCACAAGACCTGTGGCGTTAATGCGTAAATATCAGGATTACATGGCCGACCTGGCCGCCCGCCGCGATGCTTTTGACGCGCGGGTTCAGGCACAGGCCAAAAATCTCTAGGAGCAGGATATGACAAAGAGTGATGTACAACCCACAGTTGCCAGCCCCGCGCGGGGCCGCCGGGCAATGAATGCCGAAACTGCCAACGCGGAACTGGTCGCCACCGATGCTTATGAGGCCGGAGCCACGGCCCTGGTGGCGGATTTGCGTCAAGACAGCATTGCCATGCCACGGGCCGAAATAGCGCAGAGCTTGCACATGGCTGAGACCATTGGGCGCATCAGCGCGTTCCAGATCAATGAGGCCTTTAACCGCGTGGGGATGCTCAAACTGTTTCAGGATGTACGCGATACCCGCAGTTACAAAGGGGCAACTGTGGTCATGAGGGGCACTGGCGACCTGGTGACAGTCGCGACTTGGGAGGATTTTTGCACGGCATACGGCTACAGCCATAAAAAAATCAATGAAGATCTGCAAAACCTTGCGAGCTTCGGCGGAGATTTTCTTGAGCTGCAAGACAAACTGGGCCTTGGCTACCGCGAAATGCGGCTACTGCGCAAGGGACTGGCCGATTTGCCACCGGAAGAGCGCCAGGCAGTGCTGACCGACATGGCAGAGGCGGAAGGGCCGGAAGAAGTTAAGGAAAAACTCGCAGATATGCGGCTTGAACTGGCGCAAGCCAAGGCCCGCGAAAAAGAACTGCTGGCTGACATCGAAGCCAAGGAACAGGTCAGTAAGGGCAAGACAGAAAAGCTCGACACCCTCGAAGAACGGGTAGCCAAACTTACGAGCATCCGTCCTGACGACAAGGCCTTGGTGCTGGTAGAAAAAAATACCGCAGCCCTGCGGCAACTGGACGACTGCTGCAATGCCGTTTGGCAGGCCGTTTTGCAGTTATGCGCCCAGGGCAGCGCTATACTGACTAATGAGGACAGCACGGACGACACCTGCACCCAAGTTCATAAGCGCGTCAGCACATTGGCCGAAGTTATGACCGATGCAATCACACGCAGCGGCATTGATGTCGACCTCTCCGCGTATCTGCAAATGGGCACGTCTGCCGCCACCGACGGGGAGTAGCTCATGACCCCCGCGCAACTCCAATATCTGCACGATGTTGCCCGTGATCTTGACGCGGCCCCTGCGGCTGGCGGGGATCGCGGGCAGATTGTGGCGCGGGCTTCTCAGGCCTTGGGCAAGAGTACAAAGACGCTCTACGCCTTGCTACGCAAGCATGTTGGCTGGCAGAGCGGGCGCAAGCCCAGGGCCGATGCCGGGCAGACGTGTGTGGGCCGTGAACTGGCCTTGACCGTTGGCGGCATAGTGCATTTGGCACGCCGACAAAACGGCAAGCGCACACGCACTGTCAAGGGCGCGCGGGAGACACTGGCGGCCAACGGATACGGCGTCATTAACAATGATACGGGGGAGGTTGTCATGCCCAGCGCCGCAACACTGTCGCGGGCCATGCGGCAGCACTGCTGCCACCCTGATCAGCTATGCGGCGCTGCTCCGGCCACGTCACTGCGCAGCCTGCATCCTAACCATACGTGGCAGATTGATGCCTCGGTGTGCGTGTTGTACCGGATGCGCGGCAGTCAAGATGTGCGGTTGCTCAATGAACGTGATTACAACGAGCACAAGCCGGGAAAACTGGTGGAGATCTCCGGGCAGCGTATCCTTCGGTATCTCGTCGTCGACCATTACAGCGGCAACATCTATCTGCATTACGAACAGGCCAAGGGCGAGGACGCCCTTGGCGTCATCAAGACCCTGATTGCTGCCATTGATGACCGTGGCGCACGTGACCCAATGCACGGCGCTCCCTTCCAAGTGTTTATGGATCCTGGCAGCGGCAACAAGTCGAGCCTGTTGCTCAATTTTATGGAACAACTCGACATCAAGGCCCTGCATCACGCGGCGGGCAATGCCCGCGCAACCGGTGGCGTGGAAGTGGCCCAGAATATTGTGGAGACACAGTTTGAGGGGCGTCTGCGGTTCATGGCGGTGCCCAGCGTTGCGGATCTGCAGGCCAAGGCAGATGCCTGGCGTGCCCATTACAACGCCACGCAGATACTGCGGCGGGCGGGCAAGACGCGTAACGCTCTATGGGCCACCATAACGAGTGCCCAGCTCCGCACCGTGAGCCGTGAGGTTATGGAGGCCATTGCTGCATGGGGCGATGTGCGCCGCAAGGTGGACGGACATTTCCGAATCAGTGTTGATACGCGGGCCTTCGGCGTGCGCGAGTATGACCTGCGAGAGCTTGGATACCACGGCTTGTGCGTGGGTGACAGTGTGCTCGTACGGCTCAATCCGTTTCTTGCCCCTGTGATTCGCGTCATCAAGACGCAGGCTGACGGCACCGAACTTGTGTTCGAGGTTTCGCCCATCGACAAGGATGCGGCGGGTTTTGACATGGCCGCGCCGGTGATTGGCCAGGAGTACCGGGCACTTCCAAAGACCAGGCCGCAACGCGCCCTGGATGATGTGCTCAAGACTGCCTACGGCACCGCCAGCGTGGAGGAGGCGGCAAAACACCATAAGGCCCGTAACAAAACGCCGTTTGCGGACATTGACCCAATGGCGGACGTCAAACAGGCTCCCATGCAGTTCCGTACCAGCGGCACTCTTATGGATGTGGCGGGCACAATGGCTGCGGCCATGCCCCTCAACCATGCACAGGCGGCCCAACGCCTGCGCAGCATGTGCGGGCAGGCATGGGCAGACAACCCGGCTGGCTGCATGGCGCTGATCAAGCAGCGCTACCCCGCGCAGGTGCCGGAAGACAAACTGCAGGATCTGGCTGACGCTATTAATGGGCTGCATGAGGGTGGCATGCATGAGATCGGGACACAGCCTGCGATCAGCAAGGCCAGCATTACTCATGTTGACCTGCGGGAAGGCTTGGCATGCGCAAATTAGCGGCTCCCGCAGAGTTTAAGGCCATCATTGCCGCGCATGGTGGGCAGAGGCAGGCGGCGAGAGCCTGCAAAGTCAGCCCGGCGTTAATCAATGCGCTAGCTAATCAGGGCATGCCGCCCAAAACAGGCTGGGCGGGCCTGAAAATCGCCCTGCAACAATGGTTAACCGCCCAAGGGGCCACCGCCGACACGGTGACCAGGGCGCTGCGCGAGGCCACACCAAAGGTCAGAAAAACGCGCAAGAGCATCAACAAGGCCAAGAATACGGCCAAAATAGCAGGAGATGACCCCATGATTTTTGGCAAGCAAACGCTCGTACAAGGTGCAAGGCAGCATTTTGGACTCACGCGCGACCCCTTCGCGGACCCGCAGGCGGTGGAAGAAATCTATTTGACGCCGGAATCCCGGTATGTGCGCGAAGTTATGTATGACGCTGCCTGCAATGGCAACTTTTTGGCCGTAATCGGCGAGAGCGGCAGCGGCAAGAGCACGCTGCGTGAGGAAATGATCGAGCGGCTCAAGACCAGCGGCGAGAGCGTTATCGTGATTGAGCCATATACGCTGTCTATGACCGAAACTGACAAATACGGCAAACCGCTGCGCGCCCAGCATATCGCCGAAGCCATTATTGACACGGTGCAACACGGGGCGCGTTGCGCGGGCAGCCCCGAAATGCGCGGACGCATGCTGCACCAGATGCTGATTGCTAGCAGCCGGGGCGGCAATCGCCATGTACTCGTGATCGAGGAGGCCCACGACCTGCATATGCAGACAATCAAGAGCCTCAAGCGCTTCTGGGAGCTCAAGGACGGCATGCGCCGCCTCTTGTCCATCATCCTCATCGGGCAAACCGAACTGCGGGGCAAGCTGTCTAACACTCAGGCTGAGGTGCGCGAGGTTGTGCAGCGCTGCGACGTGATTGATCTGCCGCCTATCAAAGACCCGGAGGCGTATCTAGCGTTTCGTTTCAAAACTGCTGGGGCGGACATCGGCAACATTTTTGAGCCGGATGCCTTGGCTCTGCTGCGAGAGCAACTGCTGGTGGCCAGCAGCCTCAACAGTACCGGCGTGTACCTGGGCTATCCCCTCGCCATCGCTAACCTCGCTCGGGCGGCTATGTCGAAAGCTTACGAGATCGGCGAATCCATCGTAACTGGTGATGTCATGCGGCTGGTGCAGCCCAAGGGGGCTGAACGTGTCTGACAAGGAATTTCTCGAACTGGTGCGCGCTATGCGCAGAGCTCAAAGAATCTATTTCAAGTCTAAAAATTGGAGTGATCTGCGTTGTGCCAGAGACTTCGAGCAACGCGTTGACCTTGAGTTGCGAAAAAGGGCCGAGGCGGACCGCCCCCAACAGGGAGTTTTGCGATGAACCGGCGAGCTTCCATTACTATCACCGGCAAATGCATTACCGCGACCGGAACGGCCGCAAACAGTATTTTTAATGCCCCCCAAGGAGGCTAATATGGCTAAGCGCGTCAAACCCGTATTGCAGGTGCCTGTTATCAATTCAGTTGAAGAGGCCGATTCTGTGCTGGCCGAAATCGCGGCGCACAGGCGGAAGATTGAGCTGTATGAAATCGGCCTGCGCGAGAGCGTGGATGCTCTCAAGACGGAATGCACAGACAAGTGCGATGCACATAAGCAGGCCATCACAACGCGAGAACAGGCGTTGATGCAGTTTGCCCTTGCTCGGCGTGATGATATTTTTAAAGGCCGCAAGTCGGTGTCACTGACCTTTGGCAATTTTGGTTTTCGTGCGTCCAGCACTCTCAAGACGTTGCGCAAATTCACGTGGGAACGTGTCCTCAATCTGGTCAAGGACCGTGGGTTGGCGTGCGTGCGTACCAAGGAGGAAGTCGACAAAGACGCGCTGCGCGCTCTTGATGCCGATACCCTCGCCGCTGTGGGCTGCAAGCTCGTTGAAGAGGATGCCTTTTATTACGAGCTGGCCGACACGGACTTAGCCAGCAGCCAGTAGGAAGGAGGCGGGTATGAGCAGGCTCATGGGCATGATACGCGTAGCCAAGGCCCAGCTCGGCATGGATGAAGCAACTTACCGGGAGTTTCTGCACAACACTCTAGGCAAGCGGTCATTGACAGGCAGCACAGGCAAAGAGCAATGGCGCGTGGTGGAGGAGCTTAAGGGGCTGGGTTTCCAGCCCCGCCCTATCCACAAAGGCAAGGAACTGCCCAGCGACCCGCAGGCGCGGAAAATACGTTCGCTGTGGCTGACAATGGCCGATTGCGGTGTTGTGCGAGACAAATCTGAACGGGCGCTCAACAGTTATGTACGCCGTATTACCGGGCAAACTCTGGCCGATGCCACAACAAAGCAGTGCATTGTTGTGATTGAGACTCTCAAATCGTGGCTTGATCGGTGCGACGACGCTGCCGCACGGGCCAAATGCCTGGCGGTGCTGCGAGGTGCTGCCGACGCGCCAGCGGTCATCAACGGCGCGCCGGTGACTGAGGTGGAGCATGGGCGCGTACAGTGACAGAGCAGCGGAAATCCTGGAGATGGTGACAAGCATCATTGACCAGGAAGCTGCCAAGGGTACCAAAGGGCTCGGTAAACGTGTGGCGGACATCGTTGCAGACCAGTTTGGCGGGCAACAAGTGTATTTCCCGTTTGACCGCAAGCGAAGGGATGCGCGCATTTATGCTGATTTTCGTGGCGATAATATCCATGCGTTGGCAACATGTTACAGGCTCTCAACTAAACAGATTTACGAAATCTTAGACAAAGAGCGTGCTAAAAGACGGCAAAAGCAATCAGTGCTGCCCGGCGTGAGCCTTGGAGGTCAGCAATGATCTGCCCCCGCCATGACCCACGCGCGCCTTTGTACACATGCTGGCAGCGGATCCCAGATATCACCGACCGTCTTGAGATTGTGCGCTGCCAGCAGTGCCCACATGGGCGAGCGTTAATTGCAACTGTCAAAAGACAGCCGGACGCCGATCAGGACATGCCCGGCGCGGTGGAGGCTCTGCCGCAGGAGGAAATCATTATGGAGGCGCAAACCTACACTGTGCCAAAGCTGGCAGAATTATTGGGCGTAGAGGCCAGACATATATACAACGCCAGGGCGTCTAAAGGGATCCCGTCGGCTGGCTCTATGAAAAGGGTTGTACTGGATGGCATGCGCAAGCGCGGCATCACCTGGGACAAAGTGGTGCCAGCCCCAAAAGGCGGAGGGCGAAAGGCATCTGGAGCCCCATCGCCCGATGATGGACAGGTGGAGACTGATGGCAGTGCCACCGCCGCCGAAGCTCCACAGGCTGTTCCGGCGATACAGGAGATGCCTGATGCCTTGCCTGCTGCCAGGCGTGAGAACATATGCGAACGATGGCCGCTCGATGTGCTGATCAAAGCGGTTAGGGCCAAGCTGCCCGCCCACACGTCTATCACAATAAATAGCTAGAGGCGGGAATGGTCAAATTAGAAAGGGAGGTTTCAGCCTCCCTTTTTCGTTGCACTCTCTGCAATTATTTTTCACAGACGTTTCCCGATACATCCCGCACTTTCCCGGATTATCCCGTCTATTTCCCTTTAGTTATTACGTTCTCCATCACGTAGCAATAAAAGGGGAGGGCCCCCACGGCCCTCCCCTTCACATGAGTGGAGAATTATTCATGAACTGCGAACCGGCCACGCACCCAGCCATGTCACGGAAAAGTGATGCTTTTCGTTTAACGGTGGCAGTGCGGCAAAAAGCCGTCTGCCCAGGTTGCGTTTTTTCAGGTTCCACGGCGGCCCGCCCACAGGGGCAGACAGCGCCGGTTTACTGTTGGGGCCCTTCAGGCGTCCGCTGCACCAGGGCCAAAGCCAGCAGTGCGGGTGACGCCAGGGGCCTCTGCGCGGAATTTTGCAGCGTGCGCCGCA